TTAAGGTCATCGAACCCGAGTCCGTCTGCACCATCCTTGCCGTCCTTCCCGTGCGCGCCAGGCAAGCCGTCTTTGCCGTCCACACCGTCACGCCCCGGAATACCAGGCTGACCGTCACGGCCGTCTCTACCGGGTTCGCCATCTTTGGCTTTCGGGATCGCCGCAACGGCCTTGGCTACCTCTTCCGCCACGAGTGGCCGAATATCATCCGGCGTCAGACTCTTGCCTGGCTGGCCGTCTGCTCCGTCCTTCGGTGCAGGAACCCGCGCAACGACCTCGCGGACGATCTGGTCTAGGTCGACCTCTGCATCTTTCCCGTCTTTTGCAGGCGGCAGGCTGGCAACGGCCTCCTTCACTGCATTTTCAATGCTGGGAAGCTCGCTTAGCGCGCGCTCCACATCATCGATACGGGACGACAATGCTGACACGGCTTTGTCGATCAGCCCGCGCAGTACCGGCGCCAGGGCCTTCGCCTGCGCCTCAAGCGCTCGGATGTTCAATGGTCAGCTCCTTTTGCATGAGCAGGGCAAACAGACGCGCCTGATCTTCGATTTCGTCGTCATCTGGTTCGGTCTGCGCTTCTGGCTGCGGCTCATTGAACGGATCAGCCTGCGCGTCGCGCTTGGCCAGCGCCGCCAGTGAGTAGTTCTGCTGCTGGATCAGCGGCGAGTCGCCGCCCTCTACCGGGGCGAGGTCTACGCGGCGCCTGGCCTCATTAGGGGCCATCCATCCGCCGCCAACCGCGTCGTTGTTCGATTTGTACAGCGCGGCCGTATCCATCCGCAGCAGTGAGGCTAGGTCGAAATCAGTGCCGTAGGGCGCGGGCAGCTCAAGGCCTTCATCTAGGCAAAGCTCGATAGACTCGACCAGTGATTGCAGGCAGTCGGAGTAATAGATCTGGTTGAGAATTTCGGCGTTGTTATAGGTCGGAGTCGAGACGCCAACCTTGTACGCAGGCACATGGAAAACCGAGCAGACCGTCTCCGCAGACCAGCGCAGCTGCTCAACCAGCTGAGAATCAGTGGCCGTCATGGCCATCGCTTCGTATTTCAGGCCATCGCCGAGGACGGCGACCTTGCCCGAGTTCTCGCCACTGTAATTTGCGTCCCAGTGGGCCTTCAGGCGCTTGGCTGTATCATCACTGATCGCCCCGGGCGCAGTCAGCACACCGCCCGGCTTGCTGCCGTTCTGAAAGAAGTGCGTCGAGTTGTTCTGGATCGCACTCCCCTGCATCGCAGCAAGCCCGCATGCGTAAATCGGTGAGATACCAACCAGGGGATGGAAGAGGCAATTCATCCGGTCGTGAATGATCTCGCGCGCCGGGACAATCACATCCTCAGTCACCCCCGACAAGCTGTCGACCTTCAGCTGGTAGAACACGTCGCCTTCATCGGAAACCAGAGGCGTTACGCGGCGAGGGTCGAGAATATAGAGCCGAGTCACCACGCCTCGCGCGTCACGCACCTTTAGCGCATACGTGTTTCCGTGAGTCAGCTTCGAGGTCACCCAGCCCTCATAGAACTGGATGCGGTTCTGGAAATGATTGGGGCGACGCAGCACGGGAGAAAATGCCCCGCTTTCTGCCTCTACCCAGATGCCACTTTCGGCCAGCTTAACCAGGCGAACGCGCATCTTTGCAATGTCCGAGGCGATCAGCGTGATGCAGGCGAATACCGTCGAAAAGGCCAGTACCGTATCGGTTTTGACCTCGACGTTCTGTTGCCATGCGCCGGCGAACGACTCGCGGATTATTCCTAGCCAGCTGCCGCGATTGTCGGCCGGGCGCAGGTCTTTGTTCTCCCGCTTGCGGCCAAATAGTGGAAATTTCATCGCGGCTCCCGGTTTACTCTGCCGTCATGTCGCGGCGTTTGTAGGTGCGCTTTCTAGGCGCTTCCTCTTTCTGCTCGGGCTCAGCCTCGGGCATGGGATCAACCGCCAAGCATGCGCGGTTGATGGCAATCAGGATCTTGGCGTCCTTCTCGGTCGCCTCGAATTCTTTGCCGGCGAGAACTTGTCGCCCGGCGTACCTCAGTTCTTTTTTCGCAGTCAGTCGCATTGCGGCCTCCGGCTAAAGGGCCGGGCTTCCCCGGCCCCGTAGTGTTACGCCACGTAGTTGGCGCTGTTGATGTACCCAACAGCCTGCAGGCGGCGGCGCTTCCAGTTGATGAAGCGCTCGGCACGCAGGGCAACCATGTTGTTCTGCCAGAGGCTGACCAGAGACTGAGCGCCAGCGGCCGGAGCGTTATCCATCTGCAGCGATGCCTCGCGGCTCACATCGATGGTCACGCCGCCGTCATCAGCGAGCAGGATCTCGGACGCCTTGGCCAGGATGATCCGCTCACCGGCCGGAATTGCAGGCGGCCCGACAACCTCGGCCTGGCGCGGGATGTTCTCGGACACGACAACCGGCAGGCCAAAGAAGGTACCGCCGTTCATATCGATGCCCGGAAACTCTGGCTGGCCGAGTGCGTTCTGCATCATGCCGATGGTCATTGCCATGGTCGGCGTCATGATCCAGACCGACCCGGCCGGAGTCATGTTCTCAGCCAGGAAGGCGGCGTACAGCGCGCGAACGTCAGCCTTCAGGGCATCAGCGGTGGTGCCACTGGCCTGAATCGGGGTCACGCCGTTGGTGATAGATGCCGGGGAAACGTCGGCAACTTCAGCCTTGGCCGGGTCGACGAAATCGCGATCCAAGAATTGGGTCATGGAAGCGATCAGGTCGCCTTGGACGATGGCCTCGGCGCTCGGGTTGCTGAAGCGGACCAGCTCGTCGGTCAGCACGACGATACCCGCGGCCTTGGTAAAGCGCAGGGTGGTCGTATCGAACGCCAGCGCGGAAACCGGCTTAGGCGCACCCTCACCAACCCAGTTCACGCTGGAACCGGAGGTCTGGCCAGGCATCTTGATGTTGAACGGCACGCGACGCAGGCCCTGGATACGACCGATGATGGTCTGCGGGCGCAGCAGCTCGATGAACTCGGACGCCATGTTCTGGTACTCGACCAGCGGACCAGCCCATGCCGGGTCGGTCGTGGTGCCAGCAGCGACGGCCGCCTTCAGCACGGTAGCCACTTCCGGGGTGGAGTCTTCCCAGCCCTTGGCGATCTCCTGAGCTTGCATCAGGTTGCCCTTGGAGCGCGCCAGCGCGATGGCGTAGCGGGTGAACGCAGTACCCTTTGGCAGATTGCGCTCAACGCGGATGACGGCGTTGTCGCGGAAGTCTGCGCCCTTGGCGAAGCTGTTGACCTTCTCGGCCTCGACCGGCTTTGCCTTGGATGCTTGGGATTTTTCCAGATCGCGCAGGCGGACCAGATGGCCGTCTACCGATTTGACCTCAGCCTGCAGGCCGTCGTACTCCTCGGACTCAGCCTCATCAAGGGTGCGACCCTCTTCGGCGGCCTTGGCCATGATTTCTTCGAGACGGGCAGCCTTGGCAGCACGCGAGGCCTCGAAGGATTTGATTTGCTCAGAAATTTGCATGTGTCGGCCCTCCTGGGGCTTCGGAGTTGCGATTGATTTGCCGTGTTTTGCCGAAGCGCCGGCAGGGTTTTCCAGTCCATCAACGCTCTTTTGCTCTCGGCCTGACGCGGCCCGCAAATCGGCGTCAATCGACTTGATTGCGGTGATCGTTGCCTCGGCATTTGCCGGGATCGTCACCAGGGAAAGCTCTAGCCACTCCCATTCCTTGAACCGCAGACCGCCGCTCTTCAGTCGCTCGACCTGCTCGGGAATAGCCTGGAACCCTATCGAGACCGCCGCCACAAGGCCGGCTTTCACCGACTGCCATGCTTCGTCGACCCGATCCTTCAGCACGCCAGGCTCGGTAATCTCCGGCAGGCGCGCCTCAAACGGGATTCCTTCTTTGTTCGGCTGCGCGAACTCGACCAGGCCGACAGGCTTGTCGTGCTGGTGTTGCCATAACAGCGGCATTGGGGTTTTGAATTTGGCGCCAAGCGGCTCAACCACATCGCCCATGCGGTCAGGCGACGGCGTGGACGCGATGCCACGAATCACTCGCTTATCATCATCCACGGCCTTGACCGACAGAACGCTATAGGCTCTGTTCATTCTCGGTACTCCAGAAAAGGAAAACCCCGCACGTTGGCGGGGCTCATTGGTTGCGTGATCTTCAGACGAAGAACATTTGGAACTTCTTGGTCGCCGCTGGAGGATTTGTCGCCATCAGCGATACAGCGTTAAACAAGGCCATCAGCGGGTCGATCTTTGCCGAGCCACTGGCCTGCTTCGTAATAAGGATTGCGTTGCCCTTTGGCTCTACCCTGGCGTTGCTACAGCACCAGCGCATCATCGGCTGGTCGGCAACTAGAAGCACTCCTTCGGCCAGCTTGCGCTCAGCGGTTTTGATTGCTCCCCCAAGGCGCCAGCCTTGGCTAACCCCGACCAGTTTTTCCTGATCGACCTCGCGCACAGCTATGGCCTCTTGGATTGCTCCGATGCCTGACGGGTCAAGTCCAACCTGATACAACAGCCCGGCCGCCTCGACCTGCTCTACGATATCGGCGACCTCTTCCACGTCGTCACCGATGCGCCTGACCAGAACAAGATCACCATATCTGGCGTAGTCATGCAGGTTCGCGGCAATGTCCTTGCGTCGTTCAAGTACAGACGGATGAGCCCATGCCCGGCACCATGCGAGCCATTCGCGGGTTTCTGCATCCCGCCCAATCACGGCAAGGCCGAGCAAGTCATCCAGTCCGCCGCCATCAATTCCGATTGTGACGACCTCGCTGCGCTCCAAGATGGTTTCGAGCGTTATGCCATTGCGGGTCTGGGCTTCCCAGAACTCTGCGCCAGGCCACCGATTGCTGAGCAGTGCCAGTCCGATCTCGACGTTGAGAAACTTCGACATGAAGCCGCGCAGCGACTCTTCGCCTGATTCTTCGGACTTGGCCAGTTCGCGCTCTAGATACTCGCGATCCACCGAGTAACCCAGGTTCGGGTTCACGATGTGGAAGTTTTCCGGCTTGCGATGCTCGCCTGCATCAATCATGCGCTGCGGGAATTCGTAGA